CTGAAGCAAGAAAGTTTAAATAATGGCACAAAGACTTAACATAGATATAGTAGCAAAAGACAAATCCACTCAAGCATTAAATAATGTTCAAAGTAATTTATCTAAAGTTAAAAATGCAATATTTAATCTTCAAAATGCTTTTATTGGTTTAGGTACAGGACTTGCTTTAAAATCATTAATTAATACAGGAAAAGAAATAGAGGGCTTAAAAGTTAGATTAAAATTTTTATTTGGTACTGTTAAAGAGGGAAACAAAGCATTTGATGAAATGACAAAATTTGCTAGTAAAGTTCCTTTTTCTTTAGAGGAAATTCAAAAAGGTGCTGGTGTATTAGCTGTAGTATCTGATGATGCAGAAGAATTAGCAAAACTTATGAAAATTACAGGTAATGTTGCGGCTGTTACAGGATTAGATTTTAGAACAACATCAGAACAAATACAAAGATCATTAAGTGCTGGTATTAGTGCGGCTGATCTTTTTAGAGAAAAAGGTGTTAAAGATATGTTAGGATTTAAAGCTGGTGCAGTAGTATCAATTCAAGAAACTTCTGATGCCTTTGATAAATTTTTTGGAGAAGGTGGAAAATTTGGAGAAGCGGCAAATGCTTTAGCAGTTACCCTTGAGGGAACTGAATCAATGATAGGAGATACATTCCTTCAATTCAAATTAGCAATATTAAATTCAGGTTTTTTTGATGAATTAAAAAAACAATTTAGTGCATTAGATATTTTCTTAAAAGATAATATGGACACAATTAATGAAATAGGAAGAAGTATAGGAGAAAATTTAGCAGTTGGAATTAGATCAACTGTTGAAGTTTTAAAATTTTTTAAAGACAATATGACAGCTATTATAGAAACAGTAAAAATATTAATAGCTTTTAAGTTGGTTTCATTTTTCTATAATTTAACTACTGCTATTAAAGGTGCAAGTATTGCTATGGCTTTATTTAATAAAGTTACAAAGAAAAATATTCTTATAGGTGGTGCGGCTTTATTGATTTCACAATTAGATAAAATAATTAAAAAGATAAAACAAATAAGAGGAATTACCGAAGATAAAAAAGAAGATAATGAATTACCTGATACAGGAACAACAGTATCAAAACCAATACCAGAATCTACTTTTATGGAAAAATTAATGCTTCAAGTAGAAATATTCAGAAATACTTTAGAATCAACCAATGAAAATGAATTAAAAACTATGGCAGATGCTTTCTTCACTATGGGAGAAACTATTGCAAAAAAAATGTTAGGTGGTGTTAAAGATGTTTCAAAATCAATAGCAGAATCAATTATTCTTGGGAAAGATTTAGCAGAAACTTTTAGAAAAATGGCTCAACAAATATTAGTAAATATTCTTGCATACTTTATTGAGATGACAGCAAAATTAGTTATAGATATTGCACTAAGCAAGAAAAAAACAGATGAAATGAAAAAACAAGAATCATCATTAAAAAGACAAATTGCACTTCAAGCTATTCTTTTGGCTATGGGTGGTGGTGGTGGTGGTGGTGGATTTCTTGGATTTGCAAAAGGTGGTGCTGTATCAAAAGGACAGCCAATCGTGGTAGGAGAAAACGGGCCAGAAATGTTTATCCCTAATTCAACAGGACAAATTACACAATCTGCTAGAGGAACAGGTGGTATGGGTGGTGCAACTACAATTAATCTTAATGTTAGTGCAACAGATGTAAAAGGTGTTAAAGAATTATTAATTGACAATAGATCAACAATCGTTAATGCAGTAAATATAGCTTTAAATGAAAAAGGTAAAGAGGCATTAGTATAATATGGCTGGACAATTTCCAACATCTCCTGTTGCAAGTGATGCTCAAATAGGCTCTGAACAAAATACAATAGTTTCAGTTACTACATCTGGCAGAGTACAAACAAGACAAATAGATGGACAAAAATTTACAATTAACCTAGATTACGCACCAATGACTAGAGCAAACTTTGCACCGATCAAAGCATTTTTAATGAAACAAAGATCAAGATTAAATACATTTACAATTATTCCACCTGTTGTATCAAATGCACAAGGTGTAGCTACAGGAACTATAAGTGTTGATGGTGCTATATCTGCTGGTGCTACGACTTGCACAATAGATGGTATGACTTTAAGCACAAATGGAATATTAAAAGCTGGAGACTATTTTAGATTTAGTGGACAAGATAAAGTTTATATGTGTGTTGAAGATTTAGATGCAGATGGAACTGGCTCTGGTACACTTACATTTGAACCACCACTTAGAGTAGATGTTTCAGATGATGTTGCATTGGTTTATGATAATGTTGATTTTACTGTAAGACTTAAAAACGATATTCAAGAATATAACATTGTAACTAACGATCTTTATAAGTATCAAATAGACTTAATAGAAAACTTATAATGAAAAAGTATAAAATAGTTCACAAAATAACTGCCGATTTTATAGCCGAAGCTATAGTAAATGAAGATGAAATAGATACATCAATTAACGATCTAAAGGAATACAAGAAACCTAATAGCAAATTTGAATTTACTATGGTAAAAGGTACTGAAAACATAACCCAAAGTAATTACGAAGAATATGACGAGAACTCTAACAACAGCAGTAAAAAATGAACTTGCAACAGATAGCTTACAGCCTATTAATCTCGTTTATATTAATGTAGGTACAGGGTATAGATTTACCGACCATTATAAAGATGTTACTTACGATTCTAATACATATTTAGCATCATCACTATTTACTAAATTAACAAGTGTTACAGAATCTTCAGAAGTAGAAGTTAGTAATATTACACTTTCATTTTCTGGTGCAGATCAAACAATTATATCTTTATTTTTATCAAATCAATATATGGAGAAAGAGGCAGAAGTTTATAAAGGTTTTTTAGATAGTAGTGAACAAGTTATTGCTGACCCATTTCTTTTATTTAAAGGTAGAATAGAATCTTTTAATATTGATGAAAGTATTAATCAATCTAATGCTAATATAGTTGTTGCATCTCATTGGTCAGATTTTAGTAAAATAGAGGGTAGAAAAACAAACACAGGCTCACAACAATTACACTTTGCAAATGACAAAGGTTTTGAATTTGCATCACAAACAGTTCAAGATATTAAATGGGGTAGATCATAATGCAAGATGTTATTAATCTATTTAATCAATTTGATCGTTACAAAGGCAAAGAATTAACTAACTATTTAAAACCATCAATTAAACTTAATCAATATAAAAAGTTTTATGACAATAACGAATTAGTAGGATTTGTTAATTGGGCTTACATACATGATCTTGTTGAAAAAAGATTTAAACAAACAGGAAAGATTAAACCTAACGAATGGAACTCTGGTACTAACCTATGGTTAATAGAAATTGTATCTATTAAAAATACATTTAAGATGATGCGTTGGGTTTATAACTATTTTAGAAAACAACTTAAAGTTAATCATTCTATTAATTGGTTAAGAGTAGATAGTGATATTTACAGAGTTGGTCAAAAGTTTAAAAGGAGTTTTCACTAATGGGTGGTATAGTAGAATCTGTTGTAAATATTGTAAGTAGTTTTATTGGGTGGCTTATACCTGTTCCTGATATTCCTGATTTTGAAACACCTGAAGAAGAAAAAGGTGTATTAATTAATAAGCAATCAAACAATGCACAAATCCCTGTAGTCTATGGAAGAAGACAAGTTGGTATTACTAGAGTATTTATAGAAACATCAGGTTCAGATAATAAATATTTATACATGGCTGGTGTAGTTTCAGAGGGAGAAATAGAAGAAATAGAAGAAATATTTATTGATGATAAAAAAGTTATTTTTGATGGCGACTTAGATCATGGAGTAGTTAGAAATGTATCTGGTGGAGATGCTAATTTTTATAAAGGTAGATCATATATTCAAGCACAAGCATTTTATGGTACAGATGATCAAGTAGCATCTTCAATATTAACTAACTCTACTAATTGGACATCTAATCATAGGTTAAGAGGTGTATGTTATATTGCATTTAGATTTGAATGGAATCAGGATATATTTAGTTCAATTCCACAAGTTAAAGTTACATTAGAGGGTAAAAAGGTTTATGACCCAAGAGATGACACTACTAAATACACACCAAACTCTGCATTAGTATTATTAGATTATTTAAGAAATACTAGATACGGAAAAGGATTACTTGATAGTGCATTTGAATCTGACTTTGCATCTTTTAAAACTTCAGCAGATGAATGTGAAGAAGAAATTGTACCAAGAACAGAAACAGCAACAGGTGTCGCTGGATTTAAAAGACAAGATTTTAATGGTTATTATAGTGATAATCCAAGATTTTTTTTAAATAGATTTCCAACATCAGAAAGTACATTAACAAGCATTAATGGAATTACCACAAGTCCTTATACTTCTGATAGATATTTTGGATATATAAATCCAACATCAACAACTACTTATGAATTTAGAACAACATCAGATGATGCTTCTCATGTTTATATTGGTAATGATGGTCAAACTGTTGATAGCTTATTTAAAGAAGTTGAAAATAATAGAAGTGCAAAACTTGTAGTTAATAATGGTGGTTGGCACTCAAACAGATCAGCAACAGGCAGTAAAAGTTTAACAAGTGGTGGTCAATACCCAGTTATTATTTACTATGGTAATGCACCAACTAATACTAATATGACTTTTGAATGGCGAGAAAGTGGTGGAAGTTATAGCACAGATTTATCAGGAATATTTACTAATGGAGAATATGTAACTGATGTAGTTCCAGCGATAATTAAATTTGAATCCAATGCAGTAATAGATACTGATCAAAAAGTAATTGAGAATGTTAAAAAACTTCTTAATCCTATGCGTTCATTATTTACTTATAATAATGGTGTTTATAAATTAAAAATTGAGGGTACAGGAACATCAGTTAAAACAATAACAGCAGATCATGTTGTGGGTGGTGCAAAGGTATTAGGAGAAAGAAAAAATAATAAATACAATCGTGTGATTGGTACATTTGTCAATCCATTTAAAAATTGGCAGAATGATACTGTATCGTTTCCACCAGCAGATGATACTAATGTAGAATCAGCATTTAAACACGCAACAATGTTAGCTGAAGATAATGGAACTTTATTAGAGGGTAATTTTCAATTTCCTAATGTAACTTCTCAATATGGTGCAGAGGCTTTATGTGAGGTTATTTTAAGAAGATCAAGAAACCAATTACAAATACAATTAACATTAACATCAGAATTTTTAGAATTAGAAATTGGAGATATTGTAGGAATTACATATCCAAGTGGTGGGTTTGATAATAAACCTTTTAGAGTTTTAGGTTTAGAAATAAATGAAGACTTAACTGTCAATGTTCAATTATTTGAACACCAAGATAATTTTTATACCTTTAATGAAAAGAATCCTATACCAACTATTGCAGATACTATTTTACCGAATCCTAATTCAGTACAAGCACCATCTATTGATTCAGTAACAGATGAAGTTATAGAACTATTTGATGGTTCAGTTGTATCTAAATTAGTTGTTAATTTATCAAACACAGATTCTTTTGCTGATGAGTTTGAAGTTCAATATAAAGAATCAACTGCAACTGATTACAGATTAATGCGTAGAGGTTCTAATACTATTATAGAAAAATATCCTGTTAAAGAGGGTGTCATATATGATATTCGGGCTAGAACAATAAATAGCTTAGGTGCAAAATCTGCATTTACTTCAACTCAACATGAAGTCATAACAGCATTTGACCCACCTGATACTGTTCAAAACTATTCAATAGATGTAGTTGGAGATAAACTTCATCATACCTTTGATGCTGTTACAAACTTAGATTTAGATTTTTATGAGATAAGATTTACTTCTGATACTACAGAAACTATTTATGCAAATACAACTGTACTTGTTCCAAGAATTGCAAGACCAGCAACTTCAGTTGTTACTCCATTTGTAGGTTCGGGTAAGTTTTTTATTAAAGCCGTTGATAAATTTGGTGTAAGATCGGCAACAGCAAGTTCTGTTGTTATTTCAGAACAAGTTATTGATGGTGTTAAACCTATTACAACAATTACTGAGGAAACAGCATTTACAGGAACTAAAACAGATTGTGTAGCTGTAGATAACGCATTGATATTAGATACTTCAGATAACTTTGATGATGGAGTTGGAAATGTAGATGATGCTGTTGGATTATTTGATGGTGGTAATAATTCTGTTGCAAGTTCTGGTACTTATGATTTTGATGGCTTTGATTTTGGTGCTAAATTTAAAATTAAACTATTACTTAACCAACTTAATGTAGATCACTTAGATTATGTAGATAACTTCGATTCTCAAAGTGGATTATTTGATTCAAAACAAGGTTTATTTGATGGTGCAGTAGATGAAGCAATATCTTCTAATGTTCAATTACAAATATCTTTATCAGATGACAATGTAACCTTTGGTAGTTATCAGAATTTTAAAGCTGGAGATTATGTTGCAAGAGCAGTTAAATTTAGAGCAATACTTACATCAACAGATACTTCAGCAACACCTAAGATAAACAATTTATCTATTAAACTATTATTACCGACAGTTATTCAAGATGGTTCAAATATAAGTTCAGGCACAGATGTATCTGGAAAAGTCGTAACATTTGACAATCAATATTATCAAACACCAACATTAACAATTATTGCTCAAAATCTTAATACAGGAGATTATTTTGCATTAAATTCTAAAAGTGCATCTAATTTTAATATTGAGTTTTTTGATAGTGGTGGTAATACTGTAGATAGAACTTTTGATTTCCAAGCTGTAGGACTTGGTAGTCAGCAATAATAAAATGATTGAATTTAAT